ATTGATGCCGTGGCAAAAGTTCGTGTTCGAGCATGCGCTCAAGATTAAGCCGGACGGACGCTGGCATGCGCCTCTGGTCGTAGTCGTTGCAGCTCGTCAGAATGGAAAATCTACGATTATGGAGATGTCAATTCTGGCTCGGCTTTTCCTATGGCAAGAATCCTTGCAACTTGGATCAGCTCACGTTCTGACTACATCGCTGGAGACGTTCCGGCACGTGGTCAGTATTATCGAAAGCAATCCAACACTGGCAAAGCAAGTCAAGAAAATCCGATGGGCGCATGGATCCGAAGAGATTGAGCTGATGTCCGGTGCAAGGTACGTGGTCAAGGCGGCTAATGCCGCGGCTCGTGGATTTGCTAAGCCAGAGACTGTGTACATGGACGAAACGCGTCAGCTTAAAGATACCGAGGCGTGGTCTGCGATGCGGTACACCATGATGGCGGCGAAAAATCCGCAATTATGGACTTTTTCGAATGCGGGAGACCAGCATTCTCTAATTCTGAATCAGCTACGCGAGCGCGGTATGGCTTCGGCTGCTGGTGGCAACGACGACATCGCCTATTTCGAATGGTCAGCATTCTCGGACAAAATTGAAGATGAAAAGAATTGGGTCGCCAGCAATCCAGCACTTGGTCACACAATCCATGAAGATAATATCCGCGCCGTTCTCAATGATCCGCCAGATGTCGTCCAGACGGAGGTGCTCTGCCGTTGGGTCAATACAATCTCCGGCGCGATTCCTGTGAAGGAATGGGAAGAGTGTGGATCTGATGAGATTGAGCTAGATGTTGAAAAGATGACGTGGTTTGGCCTTGATCTATCGCCAGATCGTAGAGACGGGGCTTTAGTAGCTGCTCAAAAGAATCCGGACGACACTTTCAACCTCAAGCTTCTGCATACCTGGCACAATCCGATTTCGCTAGACGATAAAGCCATCGCCAACGACATCGCGCCCTATGCACGCAAGTATCCGCTTGAATATGTGGCTTTTAGCAAGAGAACAAGTTCTGCCGTAGCTGCGCGACTTGCTCCGGCTGGCATTCCGGTCATTGACATTGACGGAGCTCTGTATGGCCAGAGCTGCGATGAATTGCTCGGTGCGATTACCTCAAAAAGATTGATCCACGGAAAACAGGCAGAATTATCCAAGCAGATATTATCGGCCGTGAGATTACCAATGGGAGATGGCGGCTGGATTATCGGACGGCGCGCCTCTTCGGTCGCGGTCTGTGCAGCCGTCGCTTCAGCTCTAGCGACACACTTTGCGACACGCCCAGAGATGGAGATGGACATCATGGTCGTTTAGATGTATAGCGAGCCTTTAGACTTATCCACATGGGTCTATTCTGGCGCACAGTAACGACTGCAGCTCCGGCTGCGACTTCTGACATTGAAGCTTCTCTTGCTCCAGTAAATGTCACTAGCTCTCTTTATAATATTTACGGCGTCGCCGGAATCACTGCGTCTCGCGTTGAATTTATGTCAGTGCCAACGTGTGCCAGAGCTCGAAACATTATTTCGTCAAGTGTTGCATCAATTCCGCTTAAGGTTCGCACTCGCGCAGATGGCGCTCGTGTTGAATCTCCTCCAAAGGTAATTAACCAACCAGATCCACGTGTTCCAGGATTCGCGACGTATGCTTGGCTGGCGGAAGATCTCCTCCTGTATGGCTACGGATATATGAAGATTCTTGAAATTTATGCAGACACGTATCGCATTCGCAGTGCAGAACGCATTGATCCAACTCGCGTCACAATTAAAACTAATGACATGGGAACAGAGATTGAGTATTACTGCGTCGATTCAATTCCAGTTCCATATGAAGGCGTTGGAAGTTTGGCAGTATTCTACGGAGTCGATGAGGGCATTCTCAACAGAGCCGGCCGAACAATAAAGGCCGGTGCGGAACTCGAGCGTGCGGCGACAATGTACGCACGCGAGCCAGTTCCAACGATGGTCTTAAAATCTAATGGCACTGCACTTCCAGCAGATCGCATCGCAAAGCTTCTTGAATCTTGGGGGCAGTCACGTCGCAATCGTTCAACTGCATTCTTGAATGCTGACGTGGAATTGCAGACTTTAGGATTCGACCCAGAGAAGCTTCAACTTAATCAAGCTAGATCTTACGTTTCGACCGAGCTCGCCAGAGTTACGGGCATTCCGGCTTACTACGTCGATGCAGAATCCGGATCTAGCATGACGTACACAAACGCAACACTTGCGCGTCAATCTTTGCTGGACTTCTCACTTCGTCCGATTATGTGCGCCATTGAAGAGCGTCTTTCAATGACTGGAATGGCAAATGATTTCGTTCCAGCATCACAAGAAGTCAAGTTCGATTTAGACGATTACTTGCGTGGATCAGCGAAAGAGCGCGCAGATGTGTACAAGATTCTTTACGACATCGGAGCTTTAACGTCCGATGAAATCCGACTAGAAGAGGAAATGATCCGATGAAAGAATCAAAGCCAACTCCAATGAATCTTGACTTTTCAATCAAAGTCACGGCGACAGATTTTCCAAGACGCGAAATCTCTGGTCGCATCGTCACATGGAATGAAGAAGGCTCTACATCAGCCGGATCAACAATGTTCAAGCCTGGCTCTATAACTTTTAGTGATACGACGAAATTGCTACTTGAGCATCGCCGTGAATCTCCAATCGGATTCTTAAAGAGCTACGATGAAGATGCCGAAGGTATTTACGCCACATTTTCCATCGGCAAAACAACGGCCGGATCTGATGCTTTAGAAGAAGCATTCACCGGATTGCGTGATGGATTTAGTGTCGGCGTTCTAGCTGAAAAATATAAGAACGTCGATGGCGTTCTAGTAATTAGCGCAAGTGCGCTCAAAGAAGTCTCTCTAGTAACAGAGCCAGCCATAAGAAGCGCAAAGGTGGCGGTCGCAGCTAGTGAGCCAGAAGATTCTGAATCCGTCGTGGAAACAGAAGAACAAACTACCGAAGGAGAAAACGAAGTGGAAACAACTCCAACCGTCACAGAAGCACCAGCCGAAACGGTTGAGGCTTCCAAAGTCGTACAGGCCGAGGCAGCTCGTCCGCTCTATTTCACATCACCACGTTCGCCAATTACAACTGGTGGCGCATACCTTGAGCACACAATCAAAGCAGGACTTGGCAACGAAGATTCTCGCCAGTACGTTAAGGCAGCAGATGATTCATTCACAACAAATCCAGCGTTCTCACCAGTTTCATACGTTCGCGATGTTGCACAAAACACAAACGCAGACCGTCCAGTAATTGACGCATGCGGTGGAACACGTCCATTGAGCAGCTATGGAATGACAGTGTCAATTCCTAAAATCACTGCAAACTCAACTGCTGCAACAGTGGCAGAAGGCGGAGATCCAACAGGAACAACTCAGATCACTTCTGCTTACGTCAATGCGACAGTAATCAAGAAGGCTGGATTTCAGCGCTACTCAGTAGAATTGCTAGATCGTTCAGATCCATCATTCTATGAAATTATGTTGGCAAATCTTCGCGATGCCTATGCTCAGGCAACTGATGCTTATGTAATTGCTCAAATCACTGCTGGCGGAACTCAAGCTACTGCAACTGCTGCCGATTCAGCCGGATTAATTTCATTCGTATCAACAGAATCACCAGCCGCATACACTGCAACAAAGCGCACTGCAAAGTCATTCGTTTCAGGAACTTCCATCTGGGCGACGCTTCTCGGCGCAACTGATACAACAGGACGTCCAATCTACAACGCTGGAAATCCTATGAACAATGCCGGATCATCAACTCCAACATCAATTCGCGGAAATGTTCTTGGCCTGGATTACTACGTAGATCCAAATATGGTTTCAACATCAATCGATGAATCAGCATTCATCATCGAGCCACGTTCAATCGAAATCTTTGAATCTCCTGCTCTAACGCTGGCAACTAACGTTCCAACAACTGGAGAAATTGAAATCATGCTCTACGGTTACATCGCAGCTCAAGCCGTCTTTGCAGGCGGACTTCGTCGCTTCAACCTAACCTAATCAATCATGGGCTAGGTGCGCTCCCGTATCTAGCCCAGCAGCTCACATAAAGGAGACAGAGATGCCAGCAATCATTACCGTAGCAAGCCTTCGGACGGTTCTTGGCGTCTCTGTCGCCCTTTATTCTGACGCCTATCTTGAAGGAATTATCGATTCTGCTGAACAGGTGATTCTGCCGCTATTGACTGCAAATCAAAACTCAGTCGCCGCCGTTTATCTTCAAAATAATGTCGCCTATTACATAACACAAAAGCCGAACACATTCGTTGCTGGTCAAAGTGTTGTCGTTACCGGTTGCGTTCCAGCTACATTTAACGGAACACAGACAGTCACATCAAATTATTATGATCCATTTCCTTACTTACCTTTCGCATATCCGGCTCCATATTTTTACTTTACTGCTGCCATCACCAACGCAGACATCACATTCCGTCCAGTCATTCCTGGCGGCGTAGTTTATTTATCTGGGGCAGACGCGGCCACGCTTTACGCGAATACCGACGCAGTCGAACAGGCGGTCACTATCGTCAGCGTTGAGATTTTCCAGAGCGTGGTCGCTCCAGGTGGTCAGATTGAAGGCGTGGATTTTACGCCGTCGCCGTATCGAATGGGTCGATCACTGCAAAATCGCGTCATAGGTTTATTAGGTAATTACATCGACGTCTCAACGATGGCCATGTGATGCCTACACCTACATCAATCGCAATTAACGTCAGAGGCACTCTTGCGACTGCTCTCTCTGGCGTCGTGGCTTCTGTGTATAGCTCACCTCCAGAGGCAGTCATTCCGCCGGCTTGCGTAATCGTTCCAGATTCGCCTTATTTAGAAACGACGACAATCGGCAAATCGCAGGTACGCGTGAAAATCAATTTCGTGGTCACTGCGGCCGTTGCCTACAACAACACGGCCGGAGCACTCGACAATCTTGAGCAGCTTGTTATTAGCATCATGGCAGCGATGCCAGCAGGTTACGAAGTCGGAGATGTTCAACGTCCGACAATCCAATCGGTGGGCGCATCGAATCTACTAGTGGCGGATCTCGCGGTCAGCACTTACTACACACAACAGACAATCTAAGGAGACAAAGAAATGCCAACAACTATCGTCACCGGTCGCGACATAACCTTCACCTTGAATTCAGTGAATTATGACGCGCAAACAACTGCGGTCACTCTGGTCAATGCGCCAGTGATCACTACTTATCAGACACTCGATGGCAAGGCTTACAAGCACATCGATGATCAGTGGACTCTCAACATCTCACTTCTTGCAGACTGGGGCGCAACTTCATCACTCTTTGAAGCGATGTGGACTGCATTCACTTCATCTCCAAATACTGCATTGGCATTCACACTCGTATCAGCTACCGGCGCATCATTTGCTGGCAACGTTTTTCCAGTGGCTCCAACTGCTGGCGGCGCAGCTCCAGATGCTCAAACTGACACCTGGGCGATGCTCTGCTCAACAACACCAGTCTTAACAATCAGCTAATCGAAAGAGAAACGGGAGCACATAATGAGACTACCAATCACAATCGAATACACCTCCGGCGAGTTTGGCACTTACACGGCTCAGCCGCCAGAGTGGGCAAAATGGGAACAAAAGACAGGCAGCACAATCTCGCAGGCGCAGGAGAAGATTGGAATTTCTGATCTTCTCTTCCTTGCGTGGAATGCGATGAAACGTGAAGCCGGTGGCAAGCCAATTAAAGGCTATGAAATCTGGTGTGAAACAGTAGCCGACGTGACAGTCGGTGACGTTCTCCCAAAAGTTACGCCGCCGGAAGCGTAAATCGAATCCTGGTGGAGTTAGCCATAGCCACAGGAATACCGATGAGCGAATGGACGACGGCGGAGCAGATTTATACGGCTTTCGAGATACTGGAGAAACAAAGTGAGCGACAACGTTGAGATTGCCTATGACAAGGCAGATCTTCGTCGCATTACATCAGCATTCAAAGCGATGGACGCAGAAGCTACTGATGCAGCTAAAAGAGAATCGTCAGCTCTGGCAGAATTCGCTCAGGGCAAAATCCAACAGAAAGCCATCTCCAGAGGCAAGGCCGCCGACAGGATTGCCAGTGGCTCCCGTGTGTCTAAATCTTCCAAGATTGGCGAGCTTTCTTTCGGCTTCGTAAGTCAAAAGTTTTCTGGTGGTGGAACGACAAAGGATCTCTGGGGCGGCAACGAATTCGGATCTAACAAACAAGAATTTAAACAATTTCCAATTTGGTCTGGTCGTGCGCCACGCGGAGGATCCAAAGGCTGGTTTATTTATCCGACACTACGCGAAATCCAGCCAGACATCATTGACAAGTGGGAAAATGCTTTCGACCGAATCTTGAAGGAGTGGTAAATGGCCGGACAATCGCGCACACTCAAGCTCTCGATTCTTGCTGATGTAGATCAGCTCAAGAAGTCGCTGGCTCAAGCTAATGGAGACGTAGATGATTCTTCGTCAAAGATGGGCGAGTTTAGCAAGAAGGCAGGACTGGCATTCGCAGCCGCCGGAGCTGCTGCTGGAGCCTATGCCGTCAAGCTTGCAGTCGATGGAGTAAAGGCCGCGATTGAAGATGAAGCTGCACAGATCCGATTAGCCACTGCGTTAAAGAATGCCACTGGTGCAACCGATGACATGATTGCATCAGTCGAGAAGCAGATTCTTAAGACATCTTTAGCCACAGGCGTCGCAGACGATAAATTGCGTCCAGCTTTGCAGAGATTATCGCTCTCGACTAACGACGTCACAAAAGCTCAGGATCTTCTCAATCTTGCACTTGACATCTCGCAAGCTACTGGCAAGGGTTTGGATTCAGTAGCTAATGCACTTGGTAAGGCATACGACGGCAACACGGCAGCTCTTGGCAAGCTAGGTATCGGATTATCTTCCGCAGAGCTCAAGGCGATGTCATTCGAAGAGACACAGACAAGACTTTCAGATCTATTCGGTGGAGCGGCAGCAGCTAACGCAGAGACATTCGCCGGACGCTTGCAGATTCTCAAAGTGACCTTCGATGAAGCCAAAGAATCAGTCGGTGCGAAACTTCTGCCAATTATTCAGCAGCTTGTTGAGTTCGTGGTCAATCAAGTCGTTCCGGCACTTGGAAAGTTTGCAGATTTCTTTAAGCCAATCACTGATGCAATTGACAAAAATAAAGAAACCTTTATAGAGTTCATTGGATTTATTCAAAAGTACGTCGTGCCAGTTCTTGTCACAGTCTTAGGCGGAGCCTTCAAGGTTGTGGGCGAAATTGCTGGCGGAATTATCAACGTCATCGGGGCGGTCATTTCTGGCCTAAACGCATTGATTTCTGGAGCCGTGGCTGGAATCAATGCTCTGATTCGTGTCTACAATTCAATTCCATTCTTGCCTAACGTCTCACAGATTTCAGCTCCATCAATTAGCGTTCCAAATGTAACTATTCCAAAAACAACTACTTCAACACCTAGCATTCCTACAATCTCGGTTCCTAGTGTTACGGCTTCAACTGGAACAGGATCTACAACAACATCATCGGCTGGCGTAACTTCTGCCGTGTCAGGAGCTTCTCGCGTAGGCGGTGGCTTTACCGATTCACAAAATGCAGCTCGTTTAGCTGCTATGGGCGCAGGCGGATTTACAGATTCTCAAAACGCTGCTCGGATTAATCTGACAGTCAATGGCGCAATCGATGCCGAAGGCACTGCTCGGACTATCGTGAACGTGCTCAATGATTCCTTCTATCGTGGCACTGGCGGAGCCGGCGCACTCCAGGCAATCTAATGACACAGTGGGCTCCAGTCTGGAAAGTCTTAATCGCAGGCGTTGAATATACTGACGTCGTTCTAGCTAACCTTTCAATCTCATCAGGGCGCAGCAATATCTACACGCAGGCTCAAGCCGGCTATTGCACAATCAATCTCATCAATCTTGATCTTGGTGCTATTACTGCCGAAATCAATGACGCAGTCTCAATCCAGGTTAAAGACACTTCCGGCGCTTACGTGCCAATCTTTGGCGGTTCAGTCGTGGACGTCGCCGTGACAGTTTCACAGACCGGCTCAGTAGCAATTACTCAGGAAGTCACAATCACGGCTTTAGGAGCCCTTGCAAGGCTCCAGAAGGCCTTAACTCTGGGCGTATTGTCTAAGGATTTCGACGGTGACCAGATTTACACGATTCTCTCAGATTTACTAGTCAATAACTGGTCAGAGGTTCCAGCAGCTCTTACTTGGGCGACTTACACACCAGCGACTACGACTTGGGCTGATGCAGAAAATACAGGGCTTGGAGAGATAGATCGTCCAGGCAATTATGAACTGGCCAATCGCGGATCTAGTCAGACAATCACCTGGAATCTGGTGGCAGACCTTGCAACCTCTGGGCTGGGCTATATCTACGAAAATGCTCAAGGCCAGATTTCTTATGCTGATTCGACGCATCGTTCGACGTACTTAGCCACTAACGGCTATACGGATCTAGATGCTAATCAAGCTTTAGGCCGTGGAATCAAGATTCAGACAAAGGCCGGAGATATTCGCAACGATGTCTCCATCGTCTGGAAGTCTGGAACGGAAACTGCTACCGATGCAACTTCCATCGCACTCTATGGAAAACTGGCGCAACAGATTACGACTTCGCTAGAAAACGCAACCGACGCATCAGATCAAGCCGACTTCTATCTAACGTTAAGAGCCCAGCCACAGGCATTCCTAGAATCCATCACCTTTGCATTAACGAATCCAGAAGTCGATGATGCAGATCGTGACGCTCTTATCAATGTGTTTATGGGTCAGCCGATTTCACTCTCAAACTTGCCGGCCAATATGCAGTCAGGAAACTTCTTGGGCTTCGTCGAGGGCTGGCGATTCCAAGCTTCTTTCAATGAGCTCTCAGTGACGCTTCTTGTCTCGCCACTGCCATTCTCACTCCAGGCGATGGAATGGCAAGATGTAAGTGTCGCTGAAACTTTCAACACTCTTAGTCCTACACTTGACTACGCAGACGCGTTAGTCGTCAATTAAGGAGAAACGATGGCAAATCCAACTACCAACTTCGGCTGGGTCATGCCGACGAGCTCTTCGCTCGTTACGAATCTCCCAGCAGATTTCAACACATTCGGTCAGGGCGTTGATACGTCGCTGCAATATCTACTCGGTGGCACAACGGGTCAAGTCTTATCAAAGACATCTGGAACGAATATGGCCTTTACGTGGGTCACTCCTACGGATCAGACGCCGCTAACAACTAAGGGCGATTTATTTACTTTCAGCACAGTCGATGCACGCCTTGCAGTAGGCACAAACGGCCAAACACTTGTGGCGGATAGTACCGCCTCTACAGGCTTAAAATGGGCAACACCCGCAACTACCGCAAGCGGATTAACTTTTATTACTGGCACGACCTTTTCAGCCGTATCAAGTTTTAGCCTGCCAAATAATACTTTTACTGCAACTTATGACAACTATTTAGTCCGCTTTCAATTAACTGATGCAAGTGCTGCAAGTGCAGTTACGCTTAAACTACGGGCAGGTGGCACAGATACATCAAGCGGATATTATTCAGCACAGTATCGCGTGGATTATTTATTGACTGTTACTTCACTAGGCGAAAATGCAACGACTTCGTGGGGCTTAGGGTCAATTAACACTGGCGGCACTAATCAACAAATTTTCCAATATGACTTAAACATTAAGCAGCCATATAACACAAAACACACAATGGTCAATTCTGCTGGAAGTCTTGGCAATATCGTCTCTAGCGTTGGTTTATTGGCAAAGGTTGATTTGACAAGTTATGATGCACTAACTTTCGCGTGCTCTAGCGGCACAATTACAGGCAACTACCGCGTCTATGGCTACCAAAACAGTTAAGGATATGATTATGACAACAGAAAAGAAGTTTCACCAAGAAGGCGATAATGTCCGTGAATACACAGAGGCAGAATATGCACAATTTGAGTTAGACAAAATTGAAGCGCAAAAATTGGCTAATGAGGTAGAAATTAAAGCAGCCGAAAAAGCGGCAATTCTTGCCAAAATTGGTTTAACTGCTGATGAAGCAAAGATACTGCTTTCATAGTGGAACACTTGACTAAGATTTATCCGGAAGGCACTGCTGCACGGATCATCGAAGTCGCACTAGCTGAAGTCGGCACAGTCGAGACTGGCGAGAATCTGACCAAGTACGGCAAATTTACAAAGGCCGATGGATTGCCCTGGTGCGGATCCTTCTGCAACTGGGTCTTTCACATTGCCGGCGTGAAGATTCCATCAATGGTTTCGACGGCTGCTGGGGCTCATAAGATGAAAGAGCTTGGGCGATGGATTGAAGATAAGCCGCAGCTTGGAGATCTATGCTTCATGGACTTTCCACATGATGGCATCGATCGCATCAGTCACAT